CTTGTAGGCGATAGCTCGGAGTTGATAGACCAATGCCGACGTTGCCTGTGCCTACAAGGGTCAAAACATTCGTTAGAGTGGTGCCATCCCAGCGTTGGAAACGCATTTGCTGCGAAGAAGAACTTGCGCCAAAAATAACGTTAGTTTCCGCATCGCCTCCGCTATAATTGTAACCCGCACTTAGGCCCGTGGAATTAGGCACAAAACCCAAGCCATTTAGATTTCCTGATGCAATTAGTGCGCCCACACTTAGAGTCCGCGAGATAGAACTTGCTGCGGTTGCAGTAATCGAAAGGGCACCCGTCGCGCTCAACGTTCCAGTAACAGCGAGTCCGGTGGAGGAGAAATTTGCCCGCTCCGTAGTGCCAATAATAACTGAAACCGGAACTGCGCCTGTCGTGGCATCACGAGAGATAATTTGCGTTGTGGCGTTAGCCGCTCCCAAAAACAAATTGCTTGGGCCTGTTCCAGTGTTTGTGATGAGCGTATAAGTTGAACCAGTACTGTTTGATACTTGCAGCCTTTGAGTTGGTGAAGCTGTGCCAATTCCCGCGTCTGCCGACGTGCTCAACGTCGTTGCTGTTACCGACCCGCTAAACGACGACGACGTGATAGTCTTGTTGCTCAATGCTTCCGAGCCAGCCAAGGTCGCCAGCGTGCCCGTAGTTGGCAGCGTCAGCGACGTGTTGGCCGTAGCGGTGAACGACTGCGTGAACGCGCCCGCGTGCGTCACGTTGCCAGCAATCGTGATCGTGTTCGCGCCGTTGTTTACTCCTGTGCCGCCGTAGGTGCCAGCGATGGCTCCCGTAATGCCCACCGTCACCGATGCGTCAGCGTTGGTGATGGCGATGTTCGTACCAGCAGTAAGCCGCGCAGCTTTCCACAACGAGTTCGTCGCGTCGTAAACGAGCAACGCGCCCGCCGATGGAGGCGTGGTGATCTGCACGTCATGCAGTTCGTTTAGCTCATAGCCGTTTTGAACGCGCACATAGAGTTCGCCGTTGCCGTTATTCGCGCGCTCGACGATGCCGACATACACAAGATGGTTAGGAGCGTAAGGCTTGACGTTCGTTAGCGACCCAGCCGTTGCACCGAGATAGAGTTGGTCGCCTTCCGTGTAGCTTCCGAGCGTCAGTCCATCGACTACGCCGACGAGCGTGATCGTTCCGGTGCCGTTGGCCGCGATGCTTGCGTCGCTTACGATGCCGACTGTTTTCGCCGAGGTCGCGTCTCCCGTATTATACGCGAGTTTTACGCTCATGCGGTTGCCAGTCGCGCCGAAAGCATAAACGACTTGGCCTTTGGTGATCGTCGTAGATTCGGCGTTGGTAACCGTGGCCGTCAGCGTCTCCGCCGATTGCGCGCCAGTCGTGGCAATCGAGATGCCGCCTGAGCTGTTCGTGATCGTGACGCCGGTGCCAGCCGTAAGATTCGCCACCGTGTATCCGGTGCCGTTACCGATGAGGAGCTGACCGTTAGCGGGCGTCGTTGATACGCCCGTTCCGCCGTCCGCAACCGCGAGATCGGTGATGCCGGTGATGCTGCCGCCGGTGATGGAAACGCTCGCCGCGTTCTGAACTGCCATCGTGCCGAGTCCGAGATTGCTGCGGGCCGTGGTGACGCTCGCCAAGTCGGAGAGATTGTTGGCGACTTGAAGGAAGTAGGTGTCGGCTTGCGTAGCTGCGGAGCCAAGTCCGAGATTCGTGCGCGCCGTGGAGAACGAAACGAGGTCAGAGAGATTCGACGCCTTGGCGAGTTTGTCGCCGTCCAGCTCATTGATCGCGGCTTGAACTTCCGTGGCGACGATGCCGCCAGCTGGCACGTTCGTGATGTTGCTCGCGGTGTAGTCGCCGTTGGTAGCGGTCACGGTTCCGGTGCGACCAAAGACCGAGGCGACGGCATCCGTGTTGTCCACCTTCGCCCAGCCATCTGCGCCGTTGCTGATAATCCAGTCGCCGACGTTGAACGTGATCGAAGCAAACGTGCCGCCAGTCGTGACGATGTAGTAATCTCCGAGCGTCGTCGTCGCGGGCGGATTCGCCAACGTCGGAGAGTTCGTTGAAGCGTTCCACGTTCCCATGTACGTCACTTGGCCGAGGATGGAATCGGGCAACTGCGTGAGTGGAATCTTTCCGCCAGAGTCGAGCGTAGCGACGCCAGAGTTCGCGCCTTTCTCGGTGCTCGGAATCTTAGACGCCAGATCGGTCACGAGGTTCGTGACTTGCGACTCGGCAATCTGAATGTTTATCGCCGACGCCGCCGTCGCGCGACCTTTCGAGTCGAGCGTGATGACGACTGCGCTCGATGCGCTGCCATAGCCGCCAGCCGTGACGCCAGAGATCGTCAGGCTTGGGTTTGGATAGGTGCCGGTGAGATCGCCGCCAGCTGGGCCGGTGGGCGTGCGCGAGTCGGTAAAGCGTGCGTCATCGCCCGCGGCAACGGTGCCCGCGGTGGTGCCAACGTCGCGCGTGGCGGAATTGCCAAGACCGAGATTGGTGCGCGCTAGAGCGACCGAGGCGACGTCGCTGAGATTGTTTGCGACTTGGAGAAAGTAGGTCGCGCTTTGAACTGCTGCAGAGCCGAGTCCGAGATTGGTTCGCGCGTCCGTCGCGTTGGATGCGCCGGTGCCACCATCGGCAATAGCCAAGTCCGTGATTCCGGTGATCGTGCCGCCAGTGATCGTGACGTTGCCCGCCGATTGCGTGGCGATACTGCCCAAGCCGAGATTTGTGCGAGCAAGCGCAACGGATGCAACGTCGCTCAACGAGTTCGCTGATTGCAGGAAAAAGGTCGTGCTCTCCACTGCAGCGGAGCCAAGACCGAGATTCGTGCGCGCCGACGTGACACTTGCGAGATCGTTGAGATTGTTCGCGCGGTAAGCGTAAGTCGTATCTGCGCCGGTGGCCGTGACGCCGAGATTGGTGCGCGAGGTCGTGACGCTGGCAACGTCGCTCAGGTTCGACGCCTTCGCCAACTTATCGCCGTCGAGTTCGTTAATCGCGTCCTGTACGTTCGTCGCGGTGATGCTACCGGCGGCGGTGTTCGTGATCTGCGTGGCCGAGTAATCGCCAGCGACTGCGGTGATCGAGCCAACGCGACCGAAAACGCTCGTGACGGATTCGCTGTTGTCCACCTTCTGCCAGACTGAACCGTTGTAGATTGCCCAGTCGCCAACCTTCCAATCGGTGATGCCGTTCAGGTTCGTCGAGCCGTCCACGTTCACGACGTAGTAATAACCCTTTGTTCCGACGCTCGACGTGAGCGTTGGGCTGTTCGTCGCCGCGTCCCAAGTGCCTTGGTAATTCGTGCCGCCGTCGGCGGAGATTTCGATGAAGCCAGCCGCCGTTGAAATTGCGATGCCGTCGCCCGCCGTAATGTCGGCGTTTACGAACGCGCCATTGCTGCCGATCAGGATTTGACCGTTGGCAGGTGAGCCGGTCAGCTCGGCAAGCGTCGTGCTGTTTCCACTACCAGCCGCACCGCGCGCAGAGTTGAGCGTCCACTTGGTCGAGGTGCGCGAAGGTTTTTGCGTCGTCTCCTCGTTGGCAACGTAGCTGTCGCCGTTGTAGGCGACGAGATCGAGCTTGTAATAAGTAACGCCCGATTCCCATTTGCCGCGCGGATTCAGTCCTTTCGGCTCGGCAAACTCTTTTCGCAGTTGATCAATTTCGCCAGCGCGAGGAAAGCGCGCGAACTTTTCTTCAACCAGCTTTTCAACTTGGGCAGGAACTTCGACGCCGATGCGTTCGCCAGCTTCGGTGATTTTCTTTTCCGCGATTTTTTCGAGGTCGATGACCTTCTCTTTGTAGAGCGTAATCGCGGAATACTTCGCGGCGGTAGTGGTTTCAAGGTCATCGCAGAGCGTTTCAATTTTGGATTGCAGTAGCTCGCCGAGTTTTGCGTTTTCGTCTTTCGCGCGCGCGGACAAGAACACTTCCAGCTCGGCGCGCAAGTGCGGCTCGATTTGCTCGACGTTCTTCTCAATTTCAATCGAGAGATGCGTCCGCAATTCTGGCAACGAATCAACGAGCTTTTTCAGCTCGGCGCGTTGAATGATGGCTAGTTCAATAAGGCGATCAACTTCGGTGAGCGTGTGAATCATGTTTGTGCTTTTTAAGATTTGATCTGCGCGTTGCAAACTGCGGCGCGTTGCGCTTCGTCAGGATACTCGGCAAGCATGGTCGGGTCGGCCATGCAGCGACCGATGAACGCGTCGGACTTCTCGCCGGCGTCAGGCGTAGGAATGACGAACGCTTTGACTGGCTCCTTGCTCGCAAGCGCGACGATGCTCTCGGTCACGATTGGCTTCTGCGCCTCGGCGACTTTGCCGAACAGCTTGGCGCGGTAGTTGTGAACCGCATCCAGCCACTCCTCGGCTCCGCCTTGGCGCGTGGACATAGCGTGCTCCATCTCGACACGCGCCTCGAAGTCGGCTTTCTTGTCGGTGTTCTTGTTCAGACGCTCGACGATCTGGTTTGCCCACGAGTAACCCTCATCGCCACCCCAGCCCATCCACGCCTGCCAGCCCTTGCCTTGCTCGTCCCAAGTCTCGCCGTTCTTGTCGGACTCGTGGCGGTCAAAGTACGCCTTCATGCGGCGCACGGTTTCCTCGGAAAGCGGGCGGCGATTCATCAGATCACGCGCGCGAGCAATGCCCACGCTCGTCATGCCGCGTTGCGAGGCTGGTTTCTTGTCGCGTACTTCAAGAGCGCGCTTGGCGTTGTCGGCGATGGCGACCGTCGGAATGTAAGTGTTGGTCTCGAAATCAATCGTGACAAGCTTGGAGTCGTTCTCGATTTTTTGCGTAGGCTCGGCTGGCGCAGCCGCGTCAGGCTTTGCCGTTGCGGCAATCGTTGCATCAACCGCATCTTGCGTGACGTTCGTACCGAGCGAAGCGGCCATCGAAGCGTTGGCAGGAAGTTGTTGCGTGACCATGCGGATTGCGGTTTCTGGCACGCCGTATTTCGTTGAGAGTTCTTTAATGAAACCGGCTTCGATTGCGATTTGCTCCAAACGCGAGAAAGCGTCGGTGCCTTCTTCGGCTGCGATTTCTTGGAGCGACTTCGCGCCTTGTCGGTTCTCGTTCATGTTCGCGGCGGACTCGCGGCCAACGTCGATCGAGAGCTTCGCAGGGAAACGCCATTCGCCCTTCGTCGCGCGGCGCAGAGCTTGCACCATCGTTTCTCCCGCGAGGAGCGTCGGAGGCGGAATCTCTCCGCGCGCAATGCCGTCGAGGATGACGGCGTCTTTGATCGGGTCGAGAACCTTGTCGGTGAGCACGCCTTGCTGGCGCGTGAAAACACGGTCGGCGGCGGCAAACTCGGCGCGCACGCTTGGGCCTTTGTAGTCCTGCGTTCCGAAAAGCACGCCCTCGGGCACGCCGACGCCTAGCGCAATCTCGTGCATGAGATGCTGCACGAAGCCGGTGAACGCTTGCGATGGACGCGATGGCATTACTTCCACGCGGTCGCTGTTTTGGAAATAGCGAATCATGCCCACCTCGGTCAGCTCGTTCTTTTGCGTCTGTCCGCTCGGCAGCGACATGGCTGGGTTTGGCTGGAAAAGGTTGCGCGGATTGGCAACGCCTCGGTCGTTGAAGATCAGCGCGGCCTGTTGCGACGAGAAACGCACGCCCGCTTTCTCGGCTTGAAGAATGTCGTGCAGCATCCGCACGGTCTGAATCGCCGAGTGGAAATCGGTGATGCCTCGGTACTGATCGACGCGGAATGGGTCGAAGTAGTGGCAGAACTGATTCGCTGGAATGTCCTCGGCGCCAAAGTAAACTCCGTTACGATCTACGCGGTAAATGCGGTATGCGATAGGCTGGCCGAAGTCATCGGTGATAATGCCTTGGTAATAGTTGTTCGACTCGACCGCTGCGCTGTTTGGATTGCCGATGCGCGTTGCCGGCACGAGTTGCAGTTTCAATCCTTCGCCCGCGCGACGAATCACAAAACCGCAATCACCATCCACCGGACGCTCCTCGGCGGCGAGCTGCACGAGTTTCTTGAACGTGTGCCGATTGGTAACGTCGCAGTTCTTGCACCACTCGTGAAAGTAATCGCTGACCGTCTGATTGTAGTCACGGTCGCCGGTCGTCGGCGAGTATTCGTGCGGCGTAAGATACAGACCAAACTTGCGCGAGACCTCGCGCGCTTCTGGGCTGTTCTCGATGAGGTCGCGCGCCTCCCACATCATGACGACGCGGTCGCGCTGATTCTGCGTGCTCTCGGCGGGCTGGCCGTACTGCTTAGGAGCGTAAAGACGATTGGTGCGCGCGGCGTTATATTCGAAAAGCGATTTCTGCACGCGAGCTTCCAGACGCTTCAACGCCCAAGTCGGCGCAATGTTCTCTAGCGCGCGGTCAATCCACGGCTGATTTTTGACTAGTTTAGACGCGTCGAAGTTCTCGTGTTCCATGTTTGTGTTTAGTTACCGTTGAAAGAAATAAAAACCGTATCCGTTGAGGTTCCGTTTACGTCATTGATCGCGTCCTGAATGTTGCCCAGCATATTATTGAGCTGCGCCAAATCCGCGCGCGAGACGCTTTTGCCGTTGAGCGAGTAGCTTTGATTTAACAGCACGGCTTGGATGGCATCGAGTGTCTTTGTTTTGAGCGTCGCCAGCGTCGCGCCATCGAGTCCGAGAAATGGGTTGTCGAGCATTTGCTAATGCGCGGAACGTCAAAAGGTCTTACTCTTTCGGCGGCGTGTAGCGAACCACATTCGCAATCGTCGCCATGCAAAGCATCATGGCCGAGGTGTCGAGTCCGTGATTGGGCGCGTTGCTTTTTACCTCACGCCATTCCCAGACACCCGTCCGGATCTCGACCTTTGACTCGCCTTTGAGGTGTTCAAGGTAGAGCGGATTGACGTCTGCTGGCATGAGCCATTTTAGGTCGCCTTTGTTTTCGAGCGCGTTCGCCAAAATGTCTTTGAAGTAATCGCCTGACCAATCGTAATAAAACACGTCGCCGCCTCGGTAGTCGCTCACGCGCGGATCGCTGAATGGGAAGTTAATCAGCGCGTTCGTGTTCTCGTCGCGCATCGTCCACGTCTTTCGCGCGTGTCCGCGCATACCGCGCCAGCCAAAGTCTGCGCAGTCACGGTCAACGTCGGCGGGCCGATAACCTCTGTCCTGCGCCACGCACGAGTCCTGAACCTTGTAGCGATACTGCATTTGACGAAGCTGGTCGCGCGTCTCGATTCGCCCAAAGTAAAGTTGCTTGTACGTCGGTCCGGTCGCCGAGCTGAAGGCGCCGATTTCCAACCACCAATGGTCTTGTTGGCGGTCGATTGCCATGAAACGAATCACCTCGCCCTCGATCTTTTCGCCATTCGAGAATTGCGAAACGGTGTAATCGGACGCCTGCACGAATAGATTGACGACCTTTTTCTCGACAATCCACGGACGCGCCTCGCGCTTGGTCTTGAACTCGATCTTCATCTTGTCGTCGCCTTGCCTGACGTGATGATTATCGGCGGCGCAAAACTCCTCGACGAGTAAACGCATTGGCCGCGACACTAGAGCCTCGACGCGGAAGGACTGAAACTCGATCGGCGCGTCGGGTCGCATTGCCACGAAGCGTCCGGTGCGCTTCCAAGCATTGCGCGTCGCGTCTGAATCTGTGGACTCGTGCCCGCAATGCGGACAGCGGAAACGGCAAGA